TCGGGTCTTCTCACTTAGTCTCTCACGGTCCCTTACGGGTTCCGCCCTGTCGCCTTAGCTTTCGCCTTAGGCTTCCAAGTCAATCAGAGAAGATTTATCGAGGACTTAAAGTCAATCCTCGGCTTGACGCATTGCTACGGCTAACCTTTCGGATACCCAAGCTAACACCATTTTACGTCATGCTAAGAGGGCGTGTTACGCATTTAATTTTCTCATATTTAAATAGCACTTTTCCCTAAACTCTAATATTTCTTCTGGAACTCCACCTCTACAGTGCTTTACAGAACTATAGTTTTTACAAAATTCTAGAATTTGTTGAGCTTGAGCATTCTTAAATCTTAAGAATGGAAGAATCTTTTCGATAAAAGAAACACATTGATCTTTGCTTATGATGGACATTTTGTAAGCAAAACCTTTTGTGGTACAAGGAGCTTTTGGAATACAATAGCTTCCTAATGAGCAATTCTTTCGAATATAGTTTATGCAATCAACTGGAACCATTGTAAGTTGTATAACAGGGTTATACCTAATACTCACACTTCCTGAATGAGGTTTTTCTCTTTTAATAGAGAACGAACCCTCAGTATCTATAATTCCAGCGAAATAAGACCAAAAAATTGAATCTTCTGAACAAATAAGTGCTTGATTGCAAAGCGAACCACTTTGAATCAGGCAGTCCCTATTATGATCTTTCATTTTAAGATTTGATCTTTCTCCATCAATCATCTCCAATTTCTTCACTAGAGATTTATCGATGAAATCTAGCATAAATTTTGCTCTTTCTTTTTTCAAAATTAAATATGGAATAACCTTATCTAAAACTTCTTTAGACGATCTAAGACCTCTAACAGACCAAACATATAAAGGTTTATGATGTTGTTGTTGAGGTTTTTTTACTCTTTTAGACCCATTAAAAACTTCAAATAAGTATTCTGACATTCCTTTAAATGCATTACTAAGTTGAATGCATGGATGAAATGAACTTGGACCTTTCAATATTGAAAAGCTTCCATCCCCATCTAAAATTCCTGCCATATATGCCATATTTATTTCTTCTTTCATGATTGACTCCTTTTTCAGGATATCATATCATGGTGTACTACTTACGCACAAGTTAATTATTCATGCTGCAATCTGCTCTATACCCTCTTGATCTTGGAGTATCACTTGTTCATTTATGATACACCCAGTACCGAAGAATGCCATTTGAGCATCAATTATCTTTCTATTACTTCTTTGACCTGATTGCAAAGGCGGAGGGTCTTGTTATTCCCCTCTCCACGTCTTCATTTATACACGTGGTTTGGACTATCACATCCTCTTTCGAAGTCTCTGGGTTTAGTCTCTCACGCTGCAAGAGCATATTGCTCAGCTTGCGCCTTGTTACCCACTAGGGCTTCCAAGTCAATTACCAAAGATTTAGACGGGACATAACGTTTATCCCGTTGTGGCACCTGTGCAGGAGGATCAATCCCCGAATTTCCCAATTGAACAGTGGGTGGCTGTAGCGCACGTGGGCGCATAAAGCGACAAGTAGTTCCACCATTTGAAGGCATGGAAACCTTATCGCAAATTGTAATATAATTCATTGTGGGAGTGGGGACGTAAAGCATAGCAGGAGCTAAGCTCTGTAGAATCATCGGCCCCAAATTGCCCGTGGTCGTAATCATGAGAAACCTCATTTTACGATTTATGTGATATGATGACCGGCATGCGAACCTAACTACGCGGATTGTCGACCATATCTAGCCAGTGACGCTTTTCTGGGGAGCGAGTGCCTTTAACGCGGGCTTGCGAAAGTTCTTTATATCTAATATTTAATTTAATTGTAAATAAGGAATATTGGTTACGATAACATCTTCTTATCGTAACCAATATTCCTTAAGTAATATTCCGGATGTTTTTTCATTTCTTTTTGATATTCCATCCAACCCTCAGTCTTTTCCAGATATTTAACAAAGTCCCAAGGTGGAGGCAATAACTCAAATTCATACTTAAATGAAGGATTTTCTTTTAGATATTCTCTTTTCAATGCTTCAAGTTTAAAATAAAAGCATTCCATGCATTCTTTGCATAACCATTCATTTAATATGTTGCAAAACCTAGAATTCTTATCCATGATATCAAATTCTAGGTTGCATCTTGCGCAGTTCTTTTTCAAATTCTTAACTTACTTTTGAGTTCTTGCATCTTAGCATATGCATTCTTTTGACCCGCTGGAGAGTAATCCCCTACAGAATTATAAGGAGCAGCACCCACACCACTTGGCTGATAATATGGACTACGTCTATTCGCATCGATCTTTTCTTGAACTGAAGATTGCTTTTGTTCAGGTTTATCCAGACCCATTGACTTAATCGTATTGTATACTAGTTTCTGTTTTTCTATACCATCAGGCATTCTCTTGATAGATTCCGCAAGACCTGGAGCTTTATTGACCAATTTCATGAGGTTTTCTTCCCTCAAAACTTCATTAAAGTCTGAATTGTTTTTCACCCAATCTTCTTCTTCTTTCCTATCCATAAGCATTCTGGCTTTTTCTTCAGCTCTTTGGTCGATCTTTTCCTCTAATCTTCTCTCAAAAGAAGAGAACTTCTTCTCTAATTTCTTATGACCAACATAAGGCTCATCATCATTATCATCTTCTTCAACTCTATTTCTAGATAATGCTTCAGTTGCTTTTCTTTCTGTCTCTTCTAATCGCACTTGCATTTCTGCTAATTCACGTCGGTGTTTTTCTTCGATTTTACGGAAGTTAATTTCTTTATCAGATTGTTTGTTTTCTTGAACTGCAACTTGGTTTTCTGTCATACTTAAATCTCTCCTTAACGCTGAGATACGTTTGTTAATGGTTATTAAAATCTTTATTATGTTAAAAGGCAAGAAATGGAAAAAGAATTTGTTTTGTCTGATGAAGAAAGAGATTTAGCCATTAAAATGGGAATTAATCCTGATTTGCCAGAATTCATTTATTTTAAAAAAGAATTTGCAGAAAGGTTGCACAATACGGAATTAAAAATATGTAAAAAATCAGGTTTGGAATATGAATATGTCGTACAATAATTAAGAAATTTAAACCCCACTTCTGGTATTGAATCTGTAATTTGGAAATATCTATGAAAATAAATAGACTTGAAACTCATGATAGATTATTGCACTTCAAGAAAGATCAAGAGTCAAATATCTTCCAAGGAGCTGAAGACTGCTTGAAAAAGAATCCTGACTCTTTGTTCTTCCAATCTAGATCACCATATATTTACATATTTGCTCATCCTAGGACTTGTGAGGATGGTGTTACTAAGAAAATGTTTTGGCAACCAAGACTATGGAAACCTAAAGCACAGACTAATTCTTACCTCTTCAGAGCTAAATCTCATACTGATTTGATAGAAGTATGTTGGTTATTGCCTCCAGAAGAATTATGGAATCAGTATATGTTAGATAATGTTACAGAACATAAAGAAGTCTTATGGTCTATTGATATGTATCTTTATCATCGAGATAAATTGAATAAAGATGAATCGGATGATCTCACAGATGATCAAGGAAAACCGATTATGCAAGAATGGATTGCTAATAAACGTATGGATAGGATGATGTCTAGATCTTATAATGGAGAAGATTTTATACTACCGATTTCGGTGGAGTGCCAATCTGCTTCTTAGTCATTTTAACCATACTAGGACTATCTCGCATTTTCCCTAATTTTGCTTTTATACCAGTGCCATAGTTATCACCCATACCATATTTTGTATTTGCTTCATGAGCAAATCTAGGCTTTTTAGTCTTTGATGGTGTTCTATTGAAAGGTTGAGCTTGTTGTGCTATTGACATAATTAACCTAAATCATCATCTTGCAAAGTATTCATGTGGTTTTGAGGTAATACAGGAACAGTCCTTTTAGGATCTCCTTTATGACCAATAGGCTGATTAATTCCTACACCATAATGTGTGCCTGCATTAACAAAGTTGCTTGAACGTTGATCATATTGAGGACATCTAAAATCCCATGGAGACTTGATACCATCTTTTGGTTGATCACGTTCGTTTTGTTCTTTAATACGTGCAGGATCTACAAAACCTGACTTAGTATTCTTTTCTGTAGAACGGTTTTTATCGGCAGCTGTATTTTTATATGACTGAACTATTTTAGTATTTTTCATTTTTCCTCAAATAAAATAGGGAGGTCGCTTGCGCACGCTTTTAGTAAGCATACTCTCCCTAAAGATTAATTTCTGTAATTCGGCTGTTTCATTGGATGAGCTTTAATTTTCTTAGAACCTTCCATTTGTCCTGCTTTAATCGCTTCAGTAGTATCTTCATATTTTGTTACTGAACCTGAACCTTCAGCTGAACTTTCATCTTTTGTTTTATGTGGACCGTCAGGAAATCTAGAGTCTTTTCCAGCCTTACCTGCCCAAAAGGAGTGATCATCAATTCTTTGTCCGCCAGATTTAAAAGTTCCAGGTCTGCTATCATCATGTTGCTTCATAATAACCTCACTAATTGTTTTCTCTCATTATGCCATTCTAGACATATTTTGAGAAGGATTTTGTTCTTTACCTTGCATTATATTTGCTATAAACTCGTCTGCAAAAGCATCTTTGTGTGCTCTTTCTTTATCCGACTCTTCCATTGCCTGTTGCTTGTAATCTAATGTATCTATTTGATTCATTTTAAGCATAGTCTCAACTTCACCAAACTTGGCAATAACATCAACCATCTTCTCGAGAGCTTCCATCTTAGCCTTAGTAGAGAGAGAACGATTCTTGGAAACTTCAGCCATACGCTCTTCAAGCAATCCAATGTTAGATTCAAATCTACCATATCTTTCTTTAGCACTAGCAATATTATTGGCAGCCTTAGACATCATTTCTTTAAGTTTAGCTTCTTCAAATGCATGTTGGATATTCTGTGCTTCTTCTTGCACTGCTGCAGCTTGTTGCTCTTGTTGTTGCAAGAATGGTATGATCTCACCTTTTCCTGTGATATTAAGTTTAGGAATGATCATTGATGGAGGAAATACTTCTCGACCAAATGCAGCGTTCATATCCATCATTTGCTGAGCTTGTAGATTCTGTTGTGTGGGAGTTAAATCTGATTCTTCAACAATACATTGATACTTGGCAAATACTTTACTGTAGAAATGGGGTGAAGGTTCTTTGCCAATATAAAGAGACACTTTCTCTGCATTCCAATTATTAAGAATAACCTTAAGAAGCATATCTCCTAATAACTTATCCGAATAATCCCATTGATCGAAATACTTTTGAAATACCATTAGATTTGCAGCTTGCTTTAGCAATACTGTAAGACTTGAGACTTGTTTGTCTTGTTGCCCACTCCAATTTTCCATTTGAATACCGGAAGTGGAATAAATCAAATTCATAAATTGATCTGCCAAGGCCATGTCTGATTCAGGAACACCTGAAGGTTGAATCTTCTCACAATCTGTCATATCATAACCTTCATTGATTATGACATCCCATCCTTGGCCCGATTTCTTAAGATTATCTTCGTTAGCTACTGCCCCTACTTTACGTTTCCAACCTGCATTGATCGTAGCTTCGGTGATATCAGCATTGGTAATTATCTTATGATTGAAAAGATATTGACTCGATCTCATTGTTCTAACGAGCGAACGAACACGTAGATCAAAATGGTTAATGTGAGGTTCGTAATTCCAAAAATAAGGGATAAAAGGACAACCGTCAAATCCAAGGGGATTTTCTCCTTGATACATGAGTTGATCGTTTAGTACTGTGGCTAACTTCCAACATGGCACTTCAACGTTAACTAATTCCATATCAGGAATATTATATAAAATGGCATCTAAATCCGCTTCTTTTCCAAAGTCAAAGAATTGGTTACGACTGCGACTATATAAACGTTGCTTTTTTCTTTTCCACTTATACCATACGTAACTGAGAACCATAAGGTCATTCCTTGCCATGTTGTAATTCTCTGGCAAAAAATAGAAGCTTCCATAGCGTTTGGGAGTTCCGGCCATAGGAGAGATTGCTTCAATTTTATCTGGAAAACGATCTTCGGCTTCTTTCTTTGAGATATATTCTTGGCACCAAACAAACTGAGCATCGGACATATCTGGTGATCGGAAATAAGGGTCAACTATAAATGAGTTGTATTCCCAAATCTTAAGTTTAACTTCACCTTGCGCTTGATCGTCACCTGAATAGTTTAAATAAGGTTGAGCCAAACACATTCCGGCTATTGCTGCAAGTTCTTTGGCTTTAGATTTTTGCTCGTGGATAGCACCAGCATTGGCCACATGTGTAATGAGTTGAGTGTATTCATCCGTTGTTTGTGGGTCTGCTCCTTCAGTCGCAATATAACTAAAGTTCTTGCGATGCTGTCTCTCATAACCTGTAACCATATTGATTGGTTGCTGAATCAGATTGAAGTAATATTGATTATAGGATGATGATGGGGCGAAATTGAAATGCCTATTTACAAAGGATTGATTTCCGGCGTAGAACAATGTATCAATGTTGGATTGGTTCCATCGACTTTGTTCGATTGGCTGAAACTTACTGTATAAATTATCTAAGAATTGTCTGATATTTCCTTGATTTGGCTCTAAAGAGTTATTCCAAGGTGCGGTATAGAATGTAATAGCATCCTCCTCGTAGAAGTGCTAATATATAAACTATATATTTAATTCTTTCAATATATCTTCAACATGCAAATCTATTCTGCATATATTGGCTTGGATTATGAGAAGTAGATTGATTCTTATTAACCACATAATGCAATCCGGTAGCTAAGGTCCTCATTGCATCAGAATTATGAACTATAGCTCCATTAGACAATGAAAAATGATGAATTTCAGGAACATTTATACAATAAACATCCTCTATTTCATTTAATTTTATCACGTCCAATACGAGCAGAGGATTTGCATTTTTGCGAACAGTATTTTTGAGCATGACCGTTTTTTCTAATAAGTGCTTGATAAAGTTCTTTGCATATAGGGCATTCTTTTTCTTCTCTTTTCCATTTAGTCCATGATTGACATCTAATTGCCTGTCTTCTATGCCACTCTCTCCCTTCATCAGATTTATGCCATTCACCTGCCTTTTCTCTGGCTTTATTAGAGATTGGTTTAGCATTTGGTCGTTTGAATTTGAGATGAATTGTATCGGGCAAACATTCCAAATTTGATAATTTGTTATTCTTGATATTATTATCTTTGTGATGGATATGACATTTTCTAGGAATCTCCCCAAATGCGTCTTTCCAAACATCTCTATGCAAATATGATCCGCCTTTCTTAAAATATCTATCTTGAGGCCATATCCTGTACAATGAGCCAACGAAATATGTTGTGATTGAGTCAAGGATGATTGGATCTTGATATCCTTCTCTAGGCTTTTTGCTGATATCCAACCTTTCTCCGTTAAAAACAAATGATCCGGCGTGCATCTCACATTCATACCGTCGCTTAATCTCACTTCCACAAGTTGGGCATTTTTCTTGGTTACAGTTGCTTTGTTGCATTTTTTCCAACCATTCAATGTTAATATTTCCATATCTTTTTCTATTAACATTATAGGTAAATGTCCGGAACGCGTCAATAACAATGTATCGCCCGTAAAGCATCCATGACTAGCCCAATTATGATGAGGTCTATTCTCCCAAGTACCTAGTCGATCATCCCATTGTTTCTTATAATTCTCTAATGCGTTAATCCCTTTCTCACATTTCTTTTCATCAAACCAACATCTAGACAAGATATTGCGTACCTCATCGATACCCTCGATAATAAAGCTTTTCTTTACAGGGAGCATTCTTATCCCCATTTTCCTAGCTGTATTGATACGACTAATGCCATTACTCATTTCTGTGACTGATATATCATGCGGTGCTAAGTGCATATCATAAGTATAGTCTTTTTTGAGGACTAATCCAATCCATTCTTGAAGACTATTGTGACCCTCTAAATAATCTATTATCCTGATTTCTTTTCCATAAACTTGGAAAAACCATATGGAAGTATAGTCACTAGTTGCAGTTGCTCCTCCTAAATCCCATGCAGTGGAAACAAGTAACTTATCATCATAAGGAACTCTACCTATCCTTCCCTCTACTCTTGCAAGAGTGAGTTGCTTACCATAGTAGAATCCTTCATTACTTACTTGCCATGATTCTTCAGGAGTGGAAGGATATTCTCTCCACATATCCTCATTTTGAATAGCATAACGTGAGGCATACCAGGCTTTTTGCTCATCGTCTAAATCTATCTTTATGGATTTGAGGTGTGCGAAATACTTAGCTAGATCATCGTCTATTCTTATGTTTGATCCAATACGATATCCTGGCTCTTTATGCCAGGGAAAGAAGTGAAACTTGAAATCAATCTTTGATAGATCATTTTCTTTAGTTTCCTGTGCACGCTTACAGATATCGTAGAAATAACCGTCTTTTCCTTCAGCTGTACTCTCAATAAATATATATTGGCCCGGGGCGACGGTATTAAAGGAACCTGTAACGATTTCTTGCGCTTTATCGGGGTATTTGGCACAGATTTTACCGAACTCGCTTACATGTAAATATTGGAACGTGGAAGACCTAAGCGAAGTACCAACGCGTAGAGATGAACCATTGCTAAACTTTAGCATTTGCGCAGTGTCATTATCTGCTTTGATCTTATCTATTAGTTGTGGGGGTAGATTATCGTAAGCAAACTTGACGCGCCTAAAGAGATGTTGAGCATCTTCCAGTGTGTGGGCTATGATACCAGCGCTTTGATTAGAGTTAAACAAGCAACGATCGAGAAAAAGAAGACAAATAAAAGTGCTAATTCCAAGTTGGCGAGCTTTGAGGACAACATTGCAATACCACATGTTATCATAGAGTTCTTCTTGCGCCCAATTCAACTCAAATCTAATCTTTCTTCCGCGTTTATCTACGATAGTGTATAGATTATTAATACGCCATTTTGAATTAAGAATGTTTCTTTCTGCTTCAATTAGATTGTTGTTCATCTTCAACTAAATCTTTACTTTTACCATCTGCTTTACTTAATAAAAACTCAACCGGATCTGTTGAGCTTCCGCTTATCTTTTGTTCTGTTTTTAAATTAATGTTGTGATTTGTTGACAGTATTAAAGCACTCATGTTATGTAATAGTTTACGCTTTAATGTACCTTTGAATAAATAAACCTTTTGTTTTGTTTTTAATCTATTATACGCTTGTGAAAACCTTTCATATTTATTTAAATAAGTACTTATTGCTTCTTCAGGGACTTTGTTTTCTAAACACCAATCTTCAATAAATATATTATCCAAACCTTTTTCTTGATCAATCCATATCTCTAGATTTGCAGCCAATTTATTGCAATATTCTTCCGTATATTTTATTGGTCTTCCACCCTCACCATTAACGTTATATGGTAAATGTCCTTTTGGAGCTGGCATTATTGAGCCTTAAATATAGCGGATAATAGGATAAGTAACGCAGATAGATCATATTGATTGACCGGTGAGAACAAAGCATGTTGTGGCAATCTCTCAATGCTCATATTCATCTCATCTAACATTGCAATGAGTTCCTGTTTATTTGGTTTAGCTATTTCTTCAGCTGTCATTGTATCTCTAGTTTAATTTTTACTACAATATCGAGAGGCTCTCCATCGAAATTACTCAATGTTTCTTCTATCGCAGCTTTGATTATCGGGTCATCTTCGTCTACCGTATAGTTTTCATATTCCAAGAATTTCTTAGTGAGTGATTTTTCATCGTCCTTTATCGTTACGCTAATCTCACTTACCATGAGTTATTCTAATATATTTTTTTTTGGTTTTACATTGTCGCTTATAGTTTTCGACATCCGTTATATTGACAACCCAACTTCCTCCTTTTTTTACAGCAGGAATATAATGTCGTCTCAAGGCATAATAAAATTTTTGTTCATCGAGATTAAAGATCTTGCAACTTTTTTTTACAGATAATTCTCCGGCGTATGAATCAAATCTCAATTTACCTTCATGCAAAGATAAGTCACGGTTAAATTTATTTTGCTCATAATCATAAAGATCATCTATTTTTATGATCCACCGACCTCTTACTTTTTCAGCCTTTAATTTCGATGACTTTATAGCAAGCTGTATTGCATGATTAGTGACTTTCTTGAGCTTTGCGCATTCTTTAATAGTTAGATATGTCATCTTTTCTTCTTTACAATCTTTTCAGCGCGTTCGACAACCTTATCGTGCTTTTTGTCTTCTTTTAGCAGGGACTTAGTACTTTTCTCAAGTCCTTTTTCTTTCTTGATAATCTTCTTTATCTTCTTATCCATTACATCTTTCCTTTGTTTGCATCTTTCGCAATCGCAAGTTAGTTCATCCCAATCGATCACTTCTTCTTAACCTTCATAGACACTTTCTGTTTCAATCCAAATATTTTTAACCAGCTCTAATAATTTCCCAAACTCGAAATGTGCTTCTTCGTTTGCGTACTTTTTGTAAAATAAATACTCGATTGTTTCTAGTCTTAGATATATTTGTTCGATATATTCAAATTCTTCAATCTTCATCTTTATGTACCGTTCGATTAAATGACACTTGATCTACTTTAATAATCATAGCCAGTTCTTCTGAAATTCTTCCGAGTTTGTAGAAAGCCTGTCTATCTTGATCGTTCAGGAGATATTCTCTAATCTGAGTCAATATACACAAAATTCTTTCAGCATCTTTTCCGTTCATTTCCACTCGTATGTTTTTTGGCATATATCACAATAATAAAAAGAGCTATAAATTTCTAACCTGTGAATTATTGCACCGCATTCTTTGCAAGTCATATCGCTGGTATACTCAGATTTGGTTTTATATCCGCATCTGCTTTCTGATTTTCATCAATAAGATCAGAAGCACTCCCTTGCGTATGCGCTAGATTGATTGAGTAGGTACATGAACTAAAGATTAAACCCATACATACAATCATAACTAAGCATGATCGGAGATCTAGTGTTATTTCAGTTAGATTCATCGATATCCTTAATCTTTTTCATGATGGTTTTTCCATCTTCATTAATCTGAATATATGAATTTTCATGATATTTATTGCATTCTTCCGAAGGTTTTACATCTATTGCTATACATTTATTCGAGCCTTTTATGATAAATTCATTCATTTATTACCTCGTCAGCTAAATCATGTTCGATTTTCCTGATATCTTCCCTATCTTTTTGCCATACTGCACAGCTAGTTAGCAGTATCAAGGATAAAATGCTAATTATTTTCATACAATAATTCCTTAAAAATATCATGGTATTCTTCGATTATTTCTTCATACAAAATTATCTGATTCTTGACTACTTCTTTACATTCACCCCTATTCATTCCGATCGCGACTATCTCTTTTTCACATTTCTTTTTATCCATTGCATCCGCGAAATACTGCAATTTGTCTATTAGATTACCACTTGCTTTACTTTTAAGCATTTAGACGACCTTATATCAATCTCATGCTCAAGTGTCGACATAATCATAAGAAATGAAGAATCTGACGTTATCTTGCAATCATCTCTCTGTATTGTCATTTCCAATAATAAAGCTACGATTTCTAGAGCTGTTAATTCGATTTTCATGAGATTGGGGGTGGTGGATTATATTTTGAGAGGAACTCTTTAATTTTTTTGAGTATTTCAATTAATTTCATAGATAATTTCTATGTTTACGGCGTATTCTTTGGGTTTACCTCTTTTCTGACAATAAATCCAAGAAATTCTTTTATCACTATCAGCCTGCCCAGGCACAAAATTACCCGTAAGTTGTTCCGCTATTGCATCAACTACATATTTTAAACTCATGGGTAAATTGTCGTGGATGTCTAACTCATTCGGTGCTATTCTGGTGATGACAACGCGTGCAGGTAGTTCTATTTGCGGTCTTTCCTTAAGAAAGACCGTTTTTATCCATCTTTTTTGCAATCTATGCCTTTTTGCTTTCACAGTCCAATGTTGTGAGCAATTAGCTTCACTTACTGTTTTGATGGGTAGTTTGCAAAAAGTTATCGTTTTCATCGCATATTCATTAATTTAAAATTTATCTTTTCAAATATTCCTGAATTCGTCAATGTGAATTTGCGTTTCTCATTGTTTCCTGATGAATTTCTGAGTTAGGGTCGGGGCTGCGGACTAATATACGCAGCCTTTTTTATGTCAGGTCGCATATTTTATGTTCCTTCAATAGAGCAAGTCCTATCTTTTTCATAGCAATTTCGCATTCTTCTTCCGTTTTGAAAGTTATTTTTGAGGTCAGTTCGAACTGATTATGAAATATTATTTTTTGGCATTCACTTAAAAAATTCGATGTATTATCCAAATTGATATAACTTATCTCACCACCCTGTCTTGATTTAATCCACATGTTTATTCCTCCTATTCTTTATTTCTAATTCTTTATGCCCTAGAATCGATTATATTTGCTTAGTCATGGTTTATGTTGTCTCATTAATTCCAAGCTAACCAATAGCCTGTAATGATGTTTAAATTTATGTTATACAACAAAAGTCAACATTGTTTTTCATTCCTTCTTTGTAAATTTCAATTTCTTAATGAGTTCGTCGAGTTTCGTCTTGAATCCTACATCATGAAAGTAATCGATGATGTAAGGAATTCCGTTTCCTTTAGGTGTAAATTCTACGCCTTTGCTAAGGACTTCTATTTTATAATTCTCTGATATATATTTATTTGCGTATTCTTTGGCTAACTTCCTGTTTTCTCCTGGTTCAGTTTTAGTTTTTGAAGGGTCTGCTTTTGGTGGTTTACTCAGCTTGCAATGCCAAATCAATAGCTGAATAAGTGAAGAGGTTGGAGGTTGAATCTTCGAGAATTCTAAGGCCAATACAACTCTTTCTTCAGAAAATTTCATGAGAGATTTCTTTTCATCATCCGTAAGGTCTTTCATTTCTTTTATGCATCTATAAAAAACGACAACGCCTTGTTGTTGTTCTTTATGTATATTATTTGTTTTATTATGTGGTATAGGTTCGACCATTTGGGAGATTTGATTCTCCCATTCGGTTTTTTCGATTTGCCCTTTTGGGCAAATCGATTCTACCTTTTCGTAATCGATTGAATACCATATCGTATGATCATATTTGTTTTGATTATAATTTCCTTTTATTAAAACGCCTGATTTGACCAATTTATCGACGATCAATCGAAGTTGTTTGACACTCCAATAAGGAAAATGGTTATGTAATTCTTCGAAGGTGTCATACATCCAATATCGCCCATCATGAAAGTTTTTATCTTTTCTCTTATTATATTCAATCCAGTAAGAAATATGATGCATAAAGGCAGCTAGATCAGGTCCTCCTAAAGCGATAGCTAATTTAACGTCATAAGAATGATGTACAGAAAATAGCTCTTTAGACATGAATTTCTCCTATTTTTAAACAGAGAAACCAAATAATCATTGCCAGTAAAAGAATGGGGATATATATTAGATTTATATGTCGATCATTACTGTCAGGATGTTATGGTCTTCTCTGGGGCTTTTGATATTATAATGCCAAAAGATCAATGACTTAGAAACTTGATCTTTTTTTATTGTTGTAACTGTTTTTGTATTCAAATTATTTCTGCGCCCACTGTGAGTCAGATTTTTAAATATGACTCACAGTATCTTTTTCTCAAATTATTGCCAAATAAATTTTTAAGATTTCGTTAAGATATCTCTGAATCTTTGAGTAATTCAAACGTCTTATATTCCCCATTCTTTATGAATTCATCCAATTGCTCTATGTTTTTATTCATTCTCAAAACCAAATATTCTACATCCTTGACTGGCAGTTCATATATTTTTTTTATTCTCTTAAGGTCAATAAAGACATTTGCTAAAGCTCTAGCGATGATTTTAGGTTCTTGCTCTAAGAAATGTTTCTGCAACTTTTCTATTACTTCATTTTTTTCCATAATCAATCCTATTTCAATAAAATTCGCATCGTTGGCAATCGTTATATTTTTCCAATATATTCCAAAATTCCCAGATAGGAAATGTTAGAGTTCGTCCATTTATTTTAATGTAAATAATTTCAGCATCTAAAAAGGTAGTATCAAGATAAATATCTGTGGCTTTTGGCATTATAATATTTGGGTCATATGATATTTTAATTGTATACGTTCTTCCATCATCAATCCTCATATTTGCAAGTACTTTTGGCTATAATTGAATTCTTTTCTAATATTTCCCAAAATTCTTCTACTGAAAATCTCAGTTCAATACCATTTTTTATCACAGATAAATTTTCACATTTTAAAATATCTAGATTTAAGAATATGAATTTATAGTCTGATTTAAAAACATGACCTTTTTTTATGATTTCTTTTTCTATATGATTTTCCATGATTAGTCCCCTTTTATTAAATCCTCTGCTTTCACTTCTCCATCTGTCATTCGCTCAATATCCCTTGCTAAAAACTTAGATGGCTTAATTTTTCCTAAAGTTATCTGACTGATATAATTTCTAGATGCTCCAATCTTATCTGCAAATTTTGTCACGGACATTTCTTTGTAAAATAAGTATTCTTTCAATTTATTCATATGATTGCCTTTTGTTCATTTGCAAGTATCTTACTTTATCTCTTCTTTTTTTAGCAATTGCATATTTTTCTCTTGCGCTTATTTCGTTTGTTTGCTATATTGTTGAGCATATTAGCAAGTCTCCCAAGTATCCGGAATATCCGGTAGGTTGTAGCGGCTAAGTATATGTGATCTAAACAAGTGAAATAAGAGAGTTATATATGACAAATATTCAGGAATTAATAGAGACAGCGAATAGGCTTAGCTTAAGATTAGAGCAGGCAGCGAGTGAAGAAACAAGGTTTTGCGTTGATATATGTATGACATTAGAACGCATGTCGTGGGATTTTTATAGAGCTGCTAATGATCTTCAAGATATAAAGAATTATATTTAAAATTTAGGTAATAGTATGGATTACGATACACCATTCGATTCTTTCGGATACCATTTTTTTATGGAAATAGAAATGTACAAAATTAGAGGAATAGCTCTTCGAAAAATATTCTCTAACTTTGCACATGATTCTAAGCTAGATCTTATATTTAAGGAAAATTTAGCTTTGACTTTAGCTTACGGATATTTTGAAAGCTATGCGCCGTCACAGACAATAGCAGACAATCTAGATTTATGTAAACTCGATTTTCTAGCTATACAAGAAGAATTTGAGGCGTTTAAAATTGAATATTTAAAAGAATATGAACTAGCACAGAATTTTTAGGAGAAATAGAATGAAAACATCAACTGAAATCAACGAAATATCTAAAGCAATGTCAATGGCTCAGGGTGAAATGAAGCCAGCTTCTAAGTCAACTGTTAACCCATTTTTTAAGTCAAAGTACTCGACATTAGCCCAAATATGGGATGCAGCTAGAGAACCCATGACAAAAAACAATCTCACAATCTTGCAAAACGTCTCCACTTGTGAGCAAGGTATATCAGTCTCTACAAGGATTTGCCATGCTTCTGGCCAATGGATTGAATTTGGACCCTTGGAGATACCTTTAAATAAGCGCGATGCCCAAAGCGTTGGGTCTGCTACTTCTTACGGAAAGAGATACTCTTTAAGTGCTGCGATAGGAGTTGTTTCTGAGGAAGAAGATGATGACGCTGAATCTGCTATGGGAAGGAAAGAAGAGAAGAAAAAAGAAGAAAAACAAAAGCCTTCTATATCAGATCAAGACACAAAAAAGTTTGTTAGTAAAGATCAGATCAAAGAATTTAATATGAATTATGATAAGTGTGATGATGTATTTCGAAAGTTTATTGATGATACTATCTTTTCTTTATCTATCTCCGATCTATCACAAATGGAAGATAAGATATGGAGAAAGTTCATGATTACTTTCCAAAAACATTTTGAAGAGACAAAGAAGGTTGGATAATGAAACTATGCCAACTAACTCAAAAGACTAAGGCTTGGATTGATTTCCGTAGGCTTCATGTATGCGCCTCGGATGCTCCAGCTATTTTAGGTATGAGTCCTTACAAGAAAATATCTGATATTTATAAAGAGAAAACTCAAGGATTTGAGCAGATTACAAACCCTTATATGCAAAGAGGACTTGATCTCGAAAGTATTGCTCTTGAGAAATTCGAGAAAGAAACAGGTCTAATCTTTTTTCCTGCTGTAGCTATTCATGAAAATAATGATTGGATGGCAGCTTCATTTGACGGCGTTACAATATGTAGAGAAGCTATTTTAGAGATAAAGTGTCCTGGAAAGAAAGACCATGGTGAAGCATTGAAAGGTCGATTACCTAAGCATTATTATCCACAAGTTCAACACCAAATCGAAGTATCTGGTTTAGATATGAGTTTTTATTTTAGTTTTGATGGAGAGAATGGAGTAATTATCGAAGTCAAACGAGATCAAGAGTTTATAGATATTATGCTTGCTAAAGAATTTGAATTCTGGCAAAGTATTCAAAATTTCGCTATGAATTAAAACACGAGTTTTATTATGCAACTAGAATTATTCCCTGAACCGATAGAAATTAAATTTGAGCATTTACTTATCAAATACGATGGGCTTCGTAAAAGCCAACATGCGCGTATTAGTATGCTTCAAAAAGAGATAAAAGAACTTAAATCTGAGATGGAATTCTTGAAGTCTCATATCTGTAAAGGAAATATGTTTTTATGATCGAAAATCTAGAAGAAGAAGCGTGGAAACTCATGCAAATATTCAGGAAAATTACACCTGTTTTGGTAGTTCGTAAATTAAATATCAATTTTGATTTGGCCAAGAAGATTTGCGATAAGTTAGCTTTTCGTCAACATTTGGAAATGAGGAAATATGTTAAAGATCAAACAATGTGAAAATGAAAATGACTTGTTTATTTTTAAAATAGAATGTTCTAATTGCGGCAAAGTTATTGTTGAATACAAAGGGAATGGGCCTACTATTTACGGACAAGAATTGAGTGTATCATGTTTGAAATGTAAAGCCGGATTTACTTGTAAAGCGGATTGATATTTGTGGTCGATAAAAAATGTAGTAAGTGTAAGATATATAAGAACATAAAGCATTTCTATAAACAGAAATGCGGGTTATTAGGACGATGTGGTTCATGCAAAGAATGTAGATTATCTTATCAAAGAATATACGCATCTAGTCATTTAGATCAAAAAAGAGAAAATGATCGTAAATATGATAAATTAAACAGGGAGAAAAACAGAGAAAAAAATAGAATTTGGAGATCAAGAAATCCAGGTTATTTCAAACAGTATTATTATCAAAATACACAAAAGAAATTGGAAATTGATAAAAGATGGAGACTGAGAAATCCCGATAGAATGAATTGCTATAATGAATTAAGAAAACATCTTAAAAAGAATTTAATAAGTAGGCCTAAGAAGTGTACCATGTGCGGCCAGGAATCTAACAAAATTCAAAGTCACCATTATGATTATTCAAAACCATTAGAGGTTATTTGGATATGTTTTTCTTGTCATTTGCATATTCACAAAAAAATTAGGAAAATAATTTAATTTATGAAAATCTGGATTAAATCATCTCTAAGAAAACCTCCTCAAGGAAAGAAAGTTCTCTGTTTTGACAATGGTGATATATACGTCAGACATAGGTTTAAAGATTACTGGTTTCCTATCCATTATATAGATTCTGAATCGGATAATGCGGATGAGCCTGAATTCTGGCAAGAGATTGATTTTCCTCCAGGATTTTATGGATATATGCAGGTTTTTCATGCAGGAGAATTTTATAAGATTGATGAATGGGAAAAATTGAATCCGGATGATTTTAATGAATTAGTTGAAAATATGGCGAAGGTTTTTACAAAGTTTAAGGATTAAATTCATGTCTGAATGGATTAAATTCTCCGATAAATTTCCTGAAATTCTAGACTATGTCTTGGTTTGCGCAATTTATAAAGGAACGGATGAACCTAAACCGATATCTATAGCTCGAATTTATCCTGACTTTTCTTGGGATTTTTTGGGAAATATTGATGTAGGGGCTTGGATGGATATAGAATATGATATGGATGGAATAGATGTTACGCATTGGATGCCTATTCCTAAATCTCCTAAGGAATAATATGGAAGTGAATGGAAAAGAAATGTGCGAATTGATTTCAGAATACCTAGCTTCTAAAGGAATCCATAAAACTTGGGAAGAAATATGGAATTATTCTCCCACAGGTGAATTGTACTGGATTTTTATATATTATGAACGAGCTAAAAAATGGAAAGGAGGTCTACATGATTAAATTCTTACTCGCCTTATGTCTAATCTCTAATCTCGCATTCGCAAGCGATCGTATTTATCTCGATGAGAGCGAAATTGATAAATGCGAAGATTGCTTTTATATCCACACTGGGGGCAATATTTGGTTAGCCTCTGAAACTCTACATAGAGATATTACTGGTCTATATATAAGCCAGAAGAACCTATTAAAGAATGCTAAATCAGAATATGAGAAGCGTTGGAAATGCCCATATTGTAATATGTATTGGAAGGTAGGACAGCCGTGTCAGAACCGTGAATGTCCTTCGAGGTATTGATGAAAGAAGATTTATTTAAGCTTAAGTCTTTTATAAATGTATGGTTCGATAACCTTACTGAAAATGAAATGGATAATTTAAAGGATGGAAAACCTTATCACCTTATGGTAGAAGATAGTGATATGTCTCATATGATGAGAGCCGTTATATTTATTGAAAGTTATGATTCAGGAGATTTATGAAGTATTTTATCTCTTTATCGTTATTGTGTTTTGCTAGTGTCTATTCTATCGAATCTGAAGAAATCAAAGATTTTTCCATCAATCAAATAAAAGTAAATGAATGCTACTACTACGAAACTGAAGATCACCAAGCTGAGTGGTACTACAAAGGGAAAATGGATGCGTACGATGAGATCGTACAGTTGATAAACCGCATGAATAAGATGATTAAAAAAGAAAAGGATGTGGTATGAATAAGCTTTTATTTATACTTTCGATATTCGCCTACATTCCAATCGCAATTTGTAATTTAGAAAATGGGGAATTCTGTGATCCTCCTTATGGAGATTCATTAGAATGTTTAAAACATAAAGTAAATTCTGAAATTTATTATATTCACGATTACTTATTTCAAATGAGTATGAATGGATATAAAGAACACTCTAGATATTTTCATCATCAAGGAAAATTGAAAGCTTATCAAGAAGTTAAAAAATATCTAGATAAAGTTAACTCAGAACATATTCCTGAATAATTACTACTCCAGCAACTCCTGCTGCTCCAGCTTGATTACCTCCTGCCGCTGTAAGAGCATCCCCGCTAGCTCCTGTTCCGTAAATACCATTACTAGCCCCTACGGCATTTGCAACACTTTGTTGTTGTCCGCCTCCAAAATAAGAAGCTCCTCCATAACCTCCCGCAATTGCTTGTGCAAAGAAACCAACAGCAAGCCCTCCGGGTGATCCATTTATGTTAATATCTCCACTTGATCCAGCACCTCCGGCTCCTCCTGATTGAGATTGAGCAACGGCATTTCCTGCTGATCCAGCGCTACCACCCCCACCAGTTGCAGAAACTATAGCTCCAACACTTGTTGTGCCACCTGTACCACCTGCGTTATTTCCAGAGGTTCCCGCTGCACCTGCTGCTCCTATTGTAACTGTTTGACTAGCTCCGATTGTTGCAGCAGTGACAATCTTTCTTGCATAACCGCCACCACCACCCCCAGCAGTAACACCAACATTACCTGCTCCAGGGTTTGCAACACCTCCAGAACCTCCACCGCCTCCAACAAGTTCAATTTGACAATATACCATTCCGGC